CCTTGAGTTGCTTTGATGAAGCTGTTAACCTGCTCCGCGAATTGATACTGCTTGAATTGCGAGAGCGAGTTCGTGATTTCTTCAAACGCTTGATCTCGATCTGTCTCTGCTGCTCTACGATCTTCTTCGGATGCCGCATTGAAGATGGAGGCGTTTGCATTAACCGCACGGGAGAATGTTGAAAGAAGCGTTGGATCATTCGATAGCAACTGTCTCGCAGTATCATAAGTATTCTTGATGGGTTCAAGATAAGTCTTTTTGAAGTCTGGATTGCTCGTAATATCATGGAAGTCCAACTTACTACGCAAGTCTTTGATCTGTTCTGAGAGTTGTTGTTCAACCTCATTCTTCTCTTGGCTCGCTTTGTTAAGCTGTTCTTGGTAGTGGTTGGTTTCTTTTGTTGATGTTGATTCGGCAACCAATCGCTCAAGTTCTTGGATTTTGGTTTCAAACTTTGGAACCTCGTCTCGCTTGTACTTTTCAAGTTCTTCTTTGAGCTTGCGGTTCTCTTCGATTTGCCTTTCAACGAAACCTTTTTTCTTACCCGTTCTATCGGATGTGATTTCAGCTTCGGTAACTCCTGTCGGTTCTTCTGGTGGTTCTTCTTCATTGTGTCTTTGCATTCCCAGCATTGGATCCCCCATGTTTGTTCCACTAGGCTTTCCATCATCGGTTTGTTGTTTGCTGAACTTCTTTAGGAAGTCAGATGTATTACCTTTAATCGGAACTTGGGGTTTATCCTGTAGTTCCTTGATTACTGCTGCTGTGTCGTTTGTGTCTGCCATAAATTAGTTTTCGTCGAGGTCTGGGTCAATCGTACTGTCTTTTGTTTCTTTATTTCTTGAAGAAGATTTTGTTTTTTTAAACTCTCCTTGTTCCTCTGTTCCAATAGCATCAATAGTTTTGATTGCATGGATTAGTGTGGTTACTCCGTCTGGTGGGTTTACGTTTAGCAGTAGGTATGCTTGTAGTTTGTTCCAATCTTCGTGTGCTGTAATAGCAGCGCATAGTGATTTTACTTTTTCTGTGGTCATTGTTGCATTGGTGTTATGTTAGTCTCCATTCCAACTTCCTCAACTTCGGTAGCTTCTGGCTGGCCGGGAGTCTCTGGTTGTTCTGGAGTTTCGCCCTGCATAGCTGCCATCTTCGCTTTTTCCTTTTGGATTTCTTGGCGAGCTTTGGCTTTCTGTAGGGCAAGTTGAGTAATACCTTGTTCCTTGCGCTGCTCTGTACGTTGAGCGTGGCTGATGGAGGACTTGCCAATCGCGATGTCGGCAAGTTGCTTCTTGGTGTCGATGTCGATACCAGATTTGGCAGCGAGGTATTGAAGTTTGATGTCTTCTTCCGAATTTGGCTGACCTTGCTTCTGAGCTTCGGCTTGAGCGAGTTCTTGGTACACAGACTGAATTTGATCTGCCATCCCTTGAGCTTCTTGCATTCCTTGCATGAATTGCTTGAGGAAATCCTTTTTAGATTCATCCTTACTGATGTACTCAACGTGAGCCATGATGTGACCACCTTTGAATTTCACCGAGCGCATAGCCAATGATAGATCAGCAATGTCTGGTTGACCTTCTTGGATAGATTGCGCGTTCATCTGCAATTGCATCATCATATCCTGCAAGTGACCAACAGCGTGTTCGATATGAGGATCAGTTGGCAATACAGGGAAGTTCTGCGGATTGACAAACGCATCAGTCATTCCTGCATTTTCAAACCCAATCACACGATTAACGTCAGTGATCTTAGGTATCTTTGTATTACGATACCTAGATACGTTGTCACGTCCAGATAGGGCAGCAATAGCATCCTTAACAGCGTTCTCTTGCCCTTCGTTGGCTGGTGTGATAGCTGTGATCTGGAGTAGCTTCTCAGCCGTGATTAGCTTGAATGACGGGCTACCAGCACCATTGATAAGGTTAGAACGGATGCTAGTGATATTCTTCCACTGAGCAGCTTCTTTGGGTGTTCCCAGTTCTTCTAGGATTTCGTAGAACTTCTTAACGTATTCATACCCATCATCACTAGACTTAGCGTTTACAAACCTCTTATACAGTTGTTTGAAGTACAATGTTTGACACTCATTGAAACGACGGATTTGAGTTCCAGATAGTTTGGCTGACTCAGCCGCATCGAGTTCTGCTTCTCCTTTGGTGCGTTGTTTTCCTCCAGACGTAGGTGCATTGATACGATACTGACCCATGCCCCTATACATATCTCCCATGAAGAACTGCATGAAGCTCATGCTCTCTGCTACTGGGAGTTGGAAGCGGTTCTGAATGAACTTAGCCCCATCTGGCAATACGCTGATTGGCAACCATTCCATTTGTTTTAACATCTTAGTTGCATCTGGCCCTTGCCCCTCGATCATCAACATGGAGTTAAGGCGAACAGCATCAACGAGGCTATTCATTGTGAAGTCGTACTGACGGCAAGCAACGAAAGCGGATTCGGCTTGGCTCTTAATGTCTTGGAATAGACCAGAACCAACTGAATCAGTTAGCATATACATGATCTCATCCCATGAGTTAAATGCACCAGTCTTGAGCATCATAAACCCGTGTTGGGTTCTAATGTCATCTTCGCTGATTTTTCCTGCCCCTTTTACATTGGAGTTAATGTAGTCAGCGATTGGTTGGTAATCTTGAAGAACAATAGCCTTACTGATCTTGCCGTCAAACTCTCTCCAGAATACTTCGTAGAGATCAATCTTTTGGTTAACCGAAAGTGACCAATTGAATCCTGACTCGCTAATGGTGCGGAAGAAGTCTTCGCGGGTCTTCCTGTGGTTATTGAATGAGCGGTGGAAACGGATAGCGTCAATAGCTGCGTCTACATTCCAGCCCATCGCTTCAGCGGCAGCGCGGTTTTCGATCTTCTTATACAACTCGTAAGGAGTCAGGCGGACACGGCGCACAAACTCTTCAAGGTTACAGAAGTCGATACGAATATCATCTGGGAAAAGGAGATCAGATAAGAAAACGTGTTCTGGCATCCATCCTAGCGGACTATCCCACATTCCAATACCTTTTCCGTACAAGAGCATTTCTTCTAGGTCTTGCTCTGTATTATAAAGATAGCCGGGCCATTCGCGGATTGCTTGGTCGAATGCCGTGGCAATGTTCTCAGAGTTGACAAGGCGTTCCTTCTCATTACCAAACTTGCTTTTGATTGTGCAGCAAGCCTGACGCTCAGTAATTACATCGTAGTAACTGGACTTCTGGTTATCAACGATAAATCCAAGTTGTCCATAGTTAACGTCTGATTGCCAAGGTAATCGCTTTTCAGCAAGTCTGCTGTACCCTGTAGGCGGAAACATTTTGTAAGCTTTGTAAATGCGAATGCGCTTGTTCTCGCGTCCGATGTTGGCTTGCCTCAAGTGGTTAGCTATGTTCCAAGCGTGATTAGCGTTGGAAATTCGTGTTGCTGGCGGCTTGCCATCTTGATCTAAGGTTGCTAGTGAGAAGTTGTCGTTTCCTATGGATAGCATAATATTTTATCGTTTACGATAACGAGTTAAGCGCATTCCTGCGGCGATTGCAAGAATAACATCCCCTTGCTTTATGTTCAAGTTTAGTTCCAAGAACCTTGTCAGCTACTCTAGCTACAGTATGAATGGCTTGGGCGATATTATCTCCAATACCATCAGCGTACCAGCAACGATCACTTGGTTGGCGTTGGCAGATTTGATCTTCTACAATTTGTTCAATATTTTCTGGAACTTCTATTCCATTAGAACGGCAATCTTTTTGGATGTTTGAAATCAGACTGCTCCATGTGCTTCCATACACAATTGCTGGGAAGGTGAGTTTATCACGCTTGATCTCGTATTTGTAGTACCACCCACCGACTGGAGCTAGGTTTCTATTTTTGAGTTTCATCTTGCCTTTCATCTGAAAATATATTTTATTATTGATATGTCAAGAATTTTTTCTGGAAACACAGGCATCCAAAAGTACGGTATCAAATTCCCTGAGAACATGGACGAGCTAGGTATAGAGCTATACTGCTACGCTATAAGCAAAGGTGAATACGGAAGAGATTACTGCAATAAGCACAATATAAATCTTTCAGATTTTAAATTACTCACTCCATACGAACATTTCTTGAAGGCAGTAAAACTCCAATGGCCAACGGAAGTTTCTATTGTCAATCGAGGTTATACCAATACTCAGTTGTTAAGAACTCTTGAAGAACTCTGCAACAATGATGACATCTGTTTAGCTGGCGCGGCCTCGATGGGAAAGTCGTTTCCAGTTGGTCTTTGGGTCTACCTTGACTGGTGTTCTGCACCGCATTGCACCTCGTCTTGGGTTGCTACTACTACCCTTGGTGCATCCGAAGATCGTATCTGGGGTATCATCTCTAAGCTATGGAAGTGTGCCGCCGTTCAGTTTGGTAAGCTCATTGACTATCGCCA